ATCCAATTTCTCGTGTAGATACGAGAGAACGAACTACATATACTTTTTCATACGGAGTTATTGGATTTAAAACATCCCTCAGAGCAAGATATAATGCTACAAATGTCTTACCTGTACCTGCTGCACCATAAGCAAAAACATTTTTACCTTTATCATATGCTTCAAAAAATTTCTCTTGATTCTTTGTCAATGGTTGAATATCGACCATTGATTCTGAGTTAATTGGTTTCTTTCTTTTTAATTGTTTATTACTCATACTACCAATTCCAGAAGAGTTTCCGTTTCCGTTTCTTTTTTTAGCTGGCAT